AGTATGGAATTGCTTATACTGATGGAACTGAAAAAGTTACGCAGTTAAATCGTCCTGCTGAGAACAATCTTATGACACAAATTCAATACTTAACCAAGATGCTTTATAGTCAATTGGGGTTGACCGAAGAAGTATTCAATGGCACGGCAGATGAAAAGACTATGTTGAATTACAACAATAGAACCGTTGTACCGATTTTGTTAGCAATCATCGCTGAGTTCAAACGAAAGTTTTTAACCAAAACGGCAAGAACGCAGAATCAATCCATCGAATATTTCAAAGATGCATTTAGTCTTGTTCCTGCAACCGAACTGGCTAACATTGCAGATAAGTTTACAAGGAATGAGATTCTGTCATCGAATGAAATACGAGCAATTATTGGGTACAAGCCTTCTGATAATCCAGCAGCTGAGGAACTCCGGAATAAGAACATTAACAAATCAACTGTTCCTGGAACTGAAGGTGAGACCGTAAGTGGAGAAGTTAGTCAAAATGGGATAACAAGTGATCAAGCAATTGCTCTCTTTGATGAATTACTGAATGGATTGGAGGGCGATATTGACTCGATCATAGGGGGTGGTGAGGGTGAGAGTTAACCTTACTAAAGAAGAGTTTATGCATGCATACTCTTCTCAATACTATGATGCCACAAAAGCTCATGAGTACTACGAACGCAATAAGAAGTTAAAAGGTCGTAGTACATCCGGTATGAGTGATGAGCAAAAGAAGACTTGGAAGTATGTTAAGGAAAGAATAATGACTGAAAAAAAACAGAAAACTGAAGAAATTCAAACATCTTCTACTTCTAAACTCAAAGGATTAAGGTTTAAAACTAATTCTGTTCGGCAAAGACTCTCAGGAAAACTTAGAAAAATGATTAATAAAATTACCAGTCAAACTAATTCAGGTCATGAAAGAAAAGTTGTTGTAGAGAATTTTAAAACAACTATTTTCTCAGTTCGTGAGAAAGTTAAGGAGATAAAAGAAGCCCTTAACTCCGCAACAGAAGATACGTTGAATAAAGAATACGACAATATTATGGCAAACATTGCTGGAAAACCTGCCAAATCCAAAAAAGGAAAAAAATCTGGTGATAACACTGCTGCAAAGGAGAAGTGGGTAGCAGACAATTTAGCAAGATTAAAATCAAAAAGTTAGGAGGATATAGTTATGTCAAAGACCAAATATGACTTTAGTGGTTATGCCACTAAGAATGATCTTACGTGCTCTGATGGACGTATAATTCTTAAAGATGCATTTAAAGATCAGGATGGTCAGACAGTCCCGCTGGTATGGCAGCATCTTCACAATGAACCTGCCAATGTTCTTGGTCATGCTATTCTTGAAAATCGTGAAGATGGTGTTTATACCTATGGTAAGTTCAATGATACCGAAGCGGGAAAGAACGCCAAACAACTTGTTGCTCATGGTGATATTTCATCATTATCCATCTATGCCAATCAGCTCAAAGAGCAGGTAAAGAAGGTTATGCATGGAACTATTCGTGAGGTAAGTTTGGTACTTTCCGGAGCTAATCCGGGTGCTTTAATCGATAATCTCAGTTTTGCGCATGGCGATGGAACTTGGACAGAAGATGAGACTGAAGCTATCATCTATACTGGTCTTGAGTTTACTCATAGTGACGAACCTTCCACTAAGAAGGAAATCAAAACTACTGCTGAGGTTTTCGAGACTTTTAATGAGGATCAAAAGTCTGTTGTTCATGCTATGATTGCTCATGCTGTTGATGAAGTTAAAAAAGTTGAAAAAGTTGAAAAGGTTGAAAAGGTTGAATCTTTTGAACCTAAGGGAGATCCTATCGATAAGACTCTTCAGCATGTAAAAGGTACTGATACTACTATAAAAGATATTTTTGATACTTTTAATGAAGATCAAAAAAAAGTAATTTACTATATGATCGGGACCGCTTTGGAAGAGGCTGGTACCAAATCTGGAACCATCAAACAATCAAATACGGGTAAAGAAGGAGAAAAAATTATGAAAAATAATGTGTTTGACCAGTCAATTCAGGAACCGTCCAAGAATATTCTGACACATGATCAGATAACAACAATTCTTGGTGATGCTAAGCGTTTCGGTTCCTTGAAGGAAAGCTTTATAGCTCACGCTGAAGAGTATGGGTTTAATCCAATCGATATTCTTTTCCCAGATGCAAAAGATGTTGATCCCGGTAGTCCATTCATCATTAAACGTGAGGATGCTTGGGTCCAGGATGTTCTTTCTGGCACAAATCATACTCCATTTGCTAGAATTAGGACTCGTTTTGCTGATCTTACTGTTGAAGAAGCAAGGGCCAAAGGTTATGTTACCGGTAGTCTTAAGAAGGAAGAAGTTATTCCTTTGACGAGAAGGATAACTACTCCGACAACCGTATATAAGAAGCAGAAACTCGACCGTGATGACATGGTCGACATCACTGACTTCGATGTTGTTGTATGGTTGAAGAAAGAAATGCGGGGAATGCTTGATGAGGAAATTGCTCGTGCAGTTCTTATCGGTGATGGCCGTATTGTTGGCGATGAAGATAAGATCAACGAAGGTAATGTTCGCCCGATCGCTATGGATGATGGAAACGTCTTTGTTCATAGGGTTTCAATTGCAGCTGATATGACTGCAGACGAGATTATCGACGAATTTATTCGTGCTAGGAAGTATTACAAAGGTTCTGGAGTTCCTGCTCTCTATACATCTACAGATCTTCTTACTGATATGCTTCTCATAAAGGATAAACAGGGACATCGTATGTATAAGACTATGCAGGAATTGGCTTCCGTTCTGCGTGTTAGCAAGATCATTGAAGTTGAACCTATGAACGAAGCAATGAATGGTGAAAATGAGATTCTTGGTATCGTTGTTAACCTGAAGGATTACACTATTGGCGCAGATAAAGGTGGCCAGATTGCAATGTTCGATGATTTTGATATTGACTATAATCAGTATAAATATTTGATCGAGACCCGTATTTCCGGCGCCTTAACTAAGCCAAAATCTGCGATTATTATTGAAAGACTCCCTGCAGAAGTATAAACCTAACTATAATATAAATTGGAAAATGAAAGTGAGGTGATATAATGGCAAAGTTTTATGGAGAAATTGGCTATGCTGAGGCCATTGAAATTTTAGATGAATCCGATGAGGGAACTGGCGTATGGATTGACGTTATTACTGAACGCAATTACTTCGGTGATGTATTGAAAAACACACGTCGTTTGGAGGCAGGAGAAGGTCTCAACGACAATCTCACAATTAATAATACAATCAGTATTGTCACCGATCCCTTTGCCTCTCAACACTTTCATGCAATGCGGTATGTTAAATGGATGGGGTCTCTTTGGACGATTACTAACGTAGAAGTTCAGAGGCCCCGTCTTATCTTGACTATAGGAGGTGTATACAATGGGCCAACGCCTATCCCTCCACCAGATCCTTAAGGACCTTCTTGGGAGTAGTAATGTATATTTCCAACCTCCAGCGACAGTCAAGTTGGCATATCCTTGTATTGTCTATAGGCGAAGTGATATAGATACTGCTTTTGCAGATGACGTTCCATACGCCATTAATAAACAGTATCAAGTTACTGTAATTGATTCCAATCCGGATAGTTTAATTCCGGATATGGTTGGAAATCTGTCTAAATGTTTATTTGATAGGCATTTTACGGCAGATAATCTCAACCATGATGTCTACAATATTTATTATTAAAAGGAGGAATTTTAATATGATACTTTCATGGGATGAAATTGGTCAAAGACTTTATGAGACCGGTGTTCGTCATGGTGTTCTATATGTTCGAGATGTAAATACTGGTCTTTATCCATTGGGAGTTGCATGGAACGGTTTAACTGCTGTTACTGAGAGTCCATCTGGAGCAGAAGCTACACCACTTTACGCAGATGATTTGAAATACATTAATTTAATTTCTGCTGAGGAGTTTGGTGCAACTATTGAGGCCTACACTTATCCTGATGAATTCGCTGCTTGTGATGGTTCGGATAACCTCGCAATAGGAGTTGTGGTTAACCAACAGATTAGATCAGCTTTCGGTATGTGTTACAGAACATCCCTTGGTAATGATACCGAAGGAGTAGAATATGGTTATAAATTGCATTTGATTTATGGCGCAATGGCAGCTCCTTCCGAGAAGGGATTTGCATCTATAAATGATACTCCTGAAGCAATTACTTTCTCTTGGGAAGTAACAACAACACC